AGCCCACTCCGTTTGTTTTGACCGCCGATAGTGCGAGTGCACAAAGACACAAACGGAATGGGCTATTGTTCGGTTACACCGGCGGTCAACCAATGTTGCGTGCATTATAGCAAAATTCTATTTTTCGTCAAATTACCACCAAATCGGCGTTTTCTTTCGCCGAAACACCGCCACGCCGACGCGACGGGCGGTAAGTTGTAACAAGTTCTGGGTGGTATTTGTTAAAACAGGAGAGCCTCTTTCGTCGACTGGGATTGCTCAACCGCCTTATTTAAGTTCTTCAGGGCTTGCTTGTGGTATTCCGGCTTCAGTTCACAACCATAGAATCGGCGTGTGTCTGCAATGCTTCGCCCTGTCTTTGGTGACTTACCGCCGAGCGATACATAGCCTTCACTACCGATTCCAGTGAACGGGCTGAATACAATTTCACCTGGATTGGTGTAAAGCAGCACGCAACGCCGAATCACTTCAAGTTGCAGTGGCTTAATATGCCGCGTATCGTCATCGCTTTTGGCGGCTGCGGTATTGAGCGTGTCTGTCTCTTGAATATCATCCCAACACCCTTCAGCCCACGCAATCCAGTCATTGCGGCTCACTTGATTTTCGCTGTCGATCTTGACTGCGTTTCCACCGGGCTTACGTAACTTGATGAGGTAATCTTGAAGCGTTCCCCGCTGTGCCGCTCGGTCGTTTTCAAGTCCAGCAAATTGCAATTCACGGCTTCGTGTGCGGATCGCTTGTGCCTGCGGGTTCTTCCTCACGCTCCAGTCGTACTCGTAAACCAGTCCGGCACGCTCGGCAATGCGGATATTGAGCCCGCGAAAGTCGCAGAGCCCAACGCCTCCGGATCGCTTCATTCGCGGGATCTGCATAACGTGCACAATCGCCGCTCGTCCAGGCTTGAGAACGCGATAGAGCCCACTGAAGAAAAACGACAAATGCACTTTGGCTTCGTCGCCCATTGTGTCGACGTTGCCGATGTCTGAAACAGAGTCAGTGTACGAATATAAACTAGGAAAAGGGGGGCTAAACACTGCAAAATCGACGCTCGATTCTGGCATAACATCGAGCATATGAGGTATGCAATCTCCGTGGTGAACGTGGAAGTTCTGATCGTCATTTAGTAGCATGTTACTTTCCTTTTAAGCATTCGTGGCCAATTTCTCGAAACAGGTTCTCTTGCTCAAGCGTATCGGCTTCAACTCGATCCGCTTTACGCAATACGTTTTCAACGAACGGGATTTCAAGTTCAGTGACTGGAATATGCACGTTCAATGGTTTCGTGGAGCCAATTCGATTGGATCGCTTGATGGCTTGGTAGTACTCCTCGTAGGAGTCTTTAAGGCCACTAAATATCTGCCGCGTGCAAACTTGAAGGTTGAGTCCGAATCCCATCACCTTTGCCTTGGAAATTAGGACCTTAACTTGACCAGCCTTAAACGCATCGATGTATTCGATACGCTTTCCTTCCGGCGTGCTGCCACTGATCGATACAGCATCCGGAAACGTCCTCTCCATTGAATCCTGTTCTTCGTTGTAGTTACACCAGATGATCGTCGATTCGTCCGGCCAACTATCAACGAGCCCACGAATGAACGCAGGCTTATTCGTGGCAATTCCGCCCTTGCCTTTCGATATCTGACTGAGTTTTCCACGCTCGGCAATGCCGCCGATGCTAGTTGTGATTAACTTGCCGGTTAAGTCCTGAGCCGCTTTACGCTGCTCGGCGGTTAGGTCCACGTGCTCGATACGGACGTTGATTGGTGGGGTTACGCCCACGTTATCCTTCCATCCGTAGGTTGCCGGATTGGTCAAGAATATCGACCAGTCAGCAAGGTTCCGATAAAACGGCTTCAAAGCGTGAGGTTTCAATTCCCATCGGTTTGACGTCTCACCACGATTAATAAAGTAGGTTGCCAGGAACTCGTTCACCGTTTTGCATCGATCCAAGAATACGGCATGATTGGCGTACTCGATCCGGTCGTTAGGAGCAGGCGTACCCGTCAGACATAGCTTGTACGGTACACCACGCCCTAGTTCAATAAGCCGAGTGCCCCACGCACCGTAATGGCTCTTCAGCATCGATGATTCATCTAGTACGAGCCCGGCAAGCGTGCCCTGTGGTAAATCCTCACGAATTGCTTCGTAGTTCGTGATTCCGATTCCTTGACCGCATGAGAGCCACTGTTCCAGTTCAGCCGCTTTAATTTGCTTGATACCGATTTCAGGAAACCACTTCGCGGCCTCTTCAGTTGTCTGCTTAACCACCATGAGCGGGCACACGATGAGCACCTTGCCGCCGGTCGCAAGTGCCGCGTGTTTGGCGTAATCGAGCAGCATCATTGTCTTGCCGAGTCCACAATCCGCGAAAATGGCATACTTACGCTTCTGAAGTGCAATCTTTGTGATATCACGCTGATAGTCGAACATCGACGGCATGGGCTGGTAGTCAGCCACAAGCGGAGCCGATGCACGCCCTAGCATTGCCGAGTACTCATCGGGGATATGAGCAAACGCACCGCGAAAACGATATACAGGACATTTGCGGACGTTAAGAAACGTCTCGTAATCTGCGACCAATTTGTAGTTGAAGTCAATCTTCACTTCTTTCTCGCCTCCATCATTGCGTCCGCCACTTTGTTTTTCATCACTCATCCTCCCAGTGTTCTTCCGTTAAATAACTGTCGTCGTGCTGTCTCAACATCTCAAATCCATCTGTAAGTCGCCTTCCGTATGGCTTTTTGTTTTCACGGTGATCGTGTTCGCTTTTCATTGCCGCGTCCAGTGCCGCAAGAGATTTTTCACTACAACGATGCCCATTGCTTTCGTTCATTGGTTTGCCGCAAATTGGGCAATACGCACGTTGCTGGCGTGCCATCACTCTACCACCTTTCCGCATGGCGTGCTGTCCAGCCATTCGCAGTTTTCGAGGAACTCTGCTGCTGTGTACGAGTCGATCTCAAAAACATACTGCTCGTATCTCGACACAAAATCAAGATTGGTTATCATCTCTTCGCTTTTTTCTGACTTCCGTCGATACCACCGACCCCGCAGTTCCTCTCGATCTTCCCATGTGTACGGCACGTATTGCGGCGGCTTGGGCCCAATCCACTCGGCAACAATGTCACTTGAGCATGTATCGCCTGTTTCGAAGAAAATCCCATTCTCAAACCACTGTGCTGGCAAATGTCTTTTGTTATTAAGTATTATGTATCCAATAACATTCTGCTCACAATAGCCACCAAGCGACGTGACAACCACCTTGAGTCCGCTTCGTGTCAAATACTCGCCAGTTTTTTCAATCTTCATCTCACAACCCTCCAAATAAACGCTTTCCACATCGGCCCCCAGTAGGCCCACCACATTGCTATTCCGATTGCCGCACCGGCAAAGATTGTTTCAGGCATTGCAGTTCCATCCGTAGTTTTGTGTTTCGCTCAATTAAAAGCAAAAGTGATCCATCGAGTTCGCCTTGAGTGTATTTATGGTTAATAGCTAACTCGCAATCCCCAATCCTCAACTCAAGGTCTGCAATTCGTAGTTCTGTTTCGGTCATTGCTCAGTCCTTACATGGAAAAACACTGATTACAATCGCATCATCGTCGTCGAGTTGACCGCATGCAACGCACTTGGCATTTCCAATGCATGCCGCAAAAACAAACAGAGTGTAGATTTCGCCGCGACTTTTGAGCTTTACTGCGTATTTGTAAGATTTCATCTTCACTTCCTTTACGTTCGTTTCTTCTCGCCACCACCCTTACCACTGTATCATTATCGTTACACCTTGCAACACCAAAACAGCCAATCCGAAAAGATTTCGGGATTATTTTTCAGCCCGATAACCGAGCCGCCACAGAACACGGGCGATAGCCTTGGCTGAATCGTCGATGGCTTCTTCATCAAGATCCCAGTGGCACGCGTGCAAAATCTCGTGGATAATGACTTCGAGCCGCCGCTCATCGCGAAGTCGCTCTAGAATGCGTATACGCTTCGCTCTGCTCGTCGGGGAGTCGCACATGCCTTGTGCATCGCCTTCGAGTCGTGGCACGAATTGCAACTGGTAGGCTTTGCCGCGAATGATGGCACGCATGTTACCACCATAGCCGCTTGATATTGACGATTACCGGCTTTTCGTGCAGGCCATATTGGTCTTTTAGTGCATCGACCAAGTCATCAATGAACGATTTAGTGAGAAGCAACGGAGCATCGTAAACGAACGTATGGCCAATTATATTTTTCGCATTATAGGTTACTAAAAGAGTTCGCAACATCACGATGCCCTTACGATGCCTTTTGGACTGATCCGATAATTCGTTACCTCAAAATCCTTATTCTTCGCAACTTCGACAAGTGCAAAGCCGTGATTCCACTTATTCACGCGTGCGTACTCAGGGTTCAAATCGCAGAGGCAACCCGTGGACCACACAAACACCTCGTCGTGCCACAGATTACTTTCACAGTGGCCGCTAGTTCTGTGGTGATGCCCTACGAGAATCGTGTGCAGCGTCCTAAGAAACGCCCCGCGTGCCGGATTGACCGGGCTAGTCATTCCCTTTCCAAGCTCATGACCGTGAGCGATTGCAAGTTTGCCCGCCATAACAATCCGCTGATCTTGCACGCAGTCGATATCGTATTCAGCAAGGCGGAACCAGGCCGCAAAATCTAGATCGGGCTCCTCGCCAATTTCAGGGGCGTGAGCGTACAGCCAACGATACCACCTTTCTTCGTGGTTGCCGAGCTTGTAGGTGATCTTAATTCGCGGGAATTGGTCGCGTATCCAGGCAAGCGATTCAATGGTTTTGGTACGCTCGGATTTAAAGTTACGCAAACTAGGTTTACGTTCGTGGAACGATTGAGCGTAGTGATCGGCCCAATCGCCATTTAAGAGTAAGTGATCGATCTTGTGCTCTCGTAGTGTACCAACTGCCGCCTCAATCGCCATCTCTGAGTGAAACGGAAAGTGAGCGTCAGATAAAATACCGATCCGCTTTCCAGTTAGTTCGTATTGAGTCCATGACTTTGCTTCGGATTTAGGAATCCGTAGCATGCCTGCTTTGCGTTTCGGCCTTGAAAGCGATTCGTTCGACTTGCGTCCATGCTTCGCGTTTCGATGAGCCGCATGAATTCGATGGTTGATCCGCCCACGGCATTGCTCAAGCGTCAATGCTCCATTGGTTTGCTCACGCAGCATGCGAGCCAGTGACCGTGCAGGCCATTCGGGATGTTGCCGTACTAACGCGTCAACCGCTGCGGTTATCTCATCTTTCGCCACTAGGTAAACTCCTGTCAAGAATCTGAATAACGGCTCGGCTTATCGGCGTCAGGCACAATGGACAGTAAAACGCCCACGAGATTATACCACCTTTTACAGCAGCGTCGTGGGTGATTAGGCTCGATTTGCAGTTTGAGCAAACGGGCTGCTGGTAGTTAATGCAGAAGCGAATTGGCGTTGTGGACGGCTTCACTCTTCCAACCGCTTCGCAATCTCGTCCTTGAGCATCTCGGCATGGTCTTTATCATTACACTCGCCCAGTGCGTACCCAAACGCATTCCGATGCCCAGTCTCGATTTCTTCTTTCAGGTCATCCATCGCCGCTTTGTTCATTGCCTTCAGGTCGGCAATCGCTTTGTCATTGCGTGCGGCCTGCTCAAAATATCTTGAACAAGCTAAATCCAGGTTAAAAGGTTCCATGTCAAATATCCTTATAAAACTCAACTCGCACTGTATGCGGTGGACACCAAGATGACGCCGAAAATCGATACTTGCAGTCTAGCCACATTGCAAGCCGAGAAGCGTGTTGCGTGGCTTCTTCTGGGGCATTGTATGGTTCTGTGTAAAAAATATCCCCGCACCTTCCCCAGTGATCTATGAAGTTATGACTGATACCCAGTGTAGTAGCGTTGTTGTATATCCAACACGCTGCGTCTGCGTGTGAGCATAGGTTTGCCTTTATATTTAACAGGTCGGCTGTGTTGCGAATACGCTCCACAACCCACCCTGGTACCTTATTGGCCGTGTCTTTGTGTTTAACCACCATCGCTTATCATTCCGCAAAAGAAAATACCAAACAAAAAGCCTGCAAAGAAAAAAGCACCGCAGGCAAGTGCAGTAATCATCCCGCCACATCTCCCCAAGGCCCAAGCCCAAACAATGCCCCACGTTCACCGCGTTCCCTTTCCTTCATTTCAGGATCGTGACTTGTTTCCGAACCGTGCATATCGGTTCCGACAACACGCCGCCATTCACCGGATCGAGAACAAAAGTTAAGTTCCCAACGTCCGCCCGTCAGCCGCTTTAAATCATACGAGGTATCGGGCCTGAGCAGCAAGTACCCAACGCAGTCGATTTGTTGCCCCGATTGCCGATAAAAGACGAACTGCTCAAGAATCACTGAGCGTTTCTTGGTTTTGGAAATCACCGTGTTATGGTCAATCAGCGTGACGTATTCGGTCGGTATCATTTGCGGCCTCCCATGAATAGGAATGGCGAGCATTATAGCACACAAGATGCGGATCATGGAGTGTACTCCAAAACAACCACCGACAAGCCGCTAGACTCATTGTGGTTGCACTTAAACCCGTATTCTTCCAGGTTATTGGCAACCTTCCAATTGCGTCTACTGACCGACACAACAACTTTATCGCATGGCTTTGAAATAAGATAATCCGTCATTACCTCAAACGGCAATAACGCATCGAACTCAATATGCCCCTGAAATCGCACCACATCAAGCACGCCGTGGCACCTCAAGTGCATGCACCACGCCACAATGACACCTTCACTGTTTTCAACCACAAGCCCGCCGATATGTTGACGGCTGACCATTTTGCGTATCTGCTCGGCTCCCATTGGGTTCTCGGATTGCATCGCGTCAATGCGGG